ACATTACTGGGGGAAGGTGCCGGCTCAATCTGGGTCACGGTATAGGTGGCAGGCTGCAGTTCGGAGATGTCCAGCAGCAGGAAGGAGTTGTTATCCTTGGGAAGGCCATTGGCGTACACCTTGACGATATAGGCCCGCTCATCCTCAACAAAATGGTACTGGTCGGAGTACTCGATCTTTCCCTGCTTGTCGGTGCCTGCAAACGCCGCATAGCGCTCGCCAATGCCAATGATTGCCTCACCGGATACCAGAGCGCAGGACTTGATCACCGTCATGGGATAGGGCATTACGTCATTGCGATAGGTACCATCCGGTGCCATGATGGTAGTCGCCGGCATCACCTTCTGGAAGTAGTCCTGATAGTTCACGATGAATACCACATCGGAAACCTCCCGCCCCTTGCCGTTCTCGTCTACGGCCAGGATTGCCAGCAGGTTTCCGATGGTATCGGCATTGATGGCGTTCAGCTTGATTTTGCTCTTCTTGGGGTACACGCCGCCGGATACCACCACATTGTCACCCACCTGGCGGGTCATGCCGATGGGCATATCCTTTCCGGTACCGTCCACCACGCCTTCTTCCAGTCCTACGGCAATGGCCTCATACAGTACCTTTCTCACAAAGGTATCGAGCCATTCCGGACCCAGCTCCAGCATGGGCTTATTTACGAACATAAAGGCAGACAGCTTGCACAGGATGGTCTGTACCTCCGCCACACCGGCAGAAAGCTCCTGGACGATTTTATCCGTGAGCTTTCCCCACACCGCCTTCTGCTTTCCGGTCTTGTCCACCAGCATTCTCACTGCGCCATTGGACGGCGTGAACTCGATCTTGGACAGAAGGGGATGGGTAGTGGAAATGTCCTGAATAACGCTGTTGATCACCGTCCGGGGCAGGGTGACTTCCAGGTTGGTAACCGCCTGCTTGGGATCTGCGGTCATGGCAGCCTCAGCAAAAGCCGTGTAATATGCCTTTTCCTCTGCGGTCAGGCACCGCTCACCACGGGCAGCCAGCACTCTGGCATCGTTGCTCTGCCGCATCTCCTCCAGTTTCTGTTCGTATTCCTCACGAACTTCCTGGGCGACAAGATCCATCATCTTGGTCAGCTGCTCTGCAAACTGCTCAGTGTCACCTGCTTTCACTGCTGCCTGCATTGCCGCACGGATCTCCATGCGGTTCTGGTTCTTCATGTCATTGGACTTCATAGTTAGCTCCTTTCAAAAAATCTCAAAATGGGATTGTCCGGCTCCGCCGGGGTTTCCTTTCCTTGCACCATCTGGTTCAGCTGGCTTACCAGACTGCGCTGGATCTCAATGCGCTGAGCTACGGACAGGTTTGCCCGCTGCACAACTTCTGCCGCATTGGACATATCCGCATCCGCATCGGCATATCTATCCGCAAGCCCCAGCTCAATACACTGCTCTGCGGTCAGCCAAGTCTCCTTGTCCATCATATCCCGGAGCTTGCTTTCCTCCAGCTTGTCTCCTGCCTTTGCCAGATAGGCATTCCGGCCGGATGCGTTGATTACATCCAGGTCATCGGCAGCCTTGCGCAGCTCTGCCGGATTTCCATAGATGCCCATGGCCATGTTGTGCACCATCATCAGTGCATTTCTCGGCATAATCACCTCATCCCCTGCCATTGCAATGACAGAAGCAATGGAGCAGGCAAAGCCATCTACGGTTACCACCTTTCTGGCCGGGTGCCGGCGCAGCTGATTATAAATAGCCGTCCCCTCAAAAACAGAGCCGCCACAGCTGTTTATGTAGATTCTGATTTCCGTGATGTTGGGGTATTTGGCAAGCTCCTCCTTGAAGTGATTTGCCGATGTTTCGGATTTGGTTACCTCTTCCGTCCACCAGTTAAAGCCGTCTCCCTTGACCTCGCCGTAAATATACAGCTCCAGGATGCCTTCCGCTTTCTGCGTGATATTCCACATCTTCTCCATCCTTATCCCTCCTTTCCTTCTGCTACTTGGGCGGCCGTCTTGATATCTGCGATATTCAGCGTCAGCCAGTGCTGGTCTGCCCATTTTTCTTTTATCTCGGGCAGCTTCGCCGCCCGCAGCACATCGTTTATAGAGAAGCACCCAGAGCCAATCAGCTTCTCGATGTTCGACGCATTTTCGAACATGTCAAAATGCAGTATGGTGGATGTGTCGATAGATACAAAATTCCCTTGCGCCCATCCATCATACCCGTACCGTTTTCTGGTCAGTTCCTCTTCGATTTGGCCCACAAGCGGGTCGATTCCAACGGTAATCCATCTTTTCATGGCATCCTTGCTGTCCGCCACATCACCGGTTACCAATACCGGCGGAATCAGCACCGCTCTTGCTGTATTGGAAAAAATGTCCTTGGCAATGGCTTGTATATCGCCGACATTCTCTCCTGTCTTTTTTTCGCTCATGTCGGAGTACTCATAGCCCTCAAACTCCGGAAGAACGGCATTGTCAGCCTCAAAATAGGGTTTTACCTGTCTCTCCATGATTTTCTGAAATTTTTCTTGAAATTCCTCCTGGGCAGAGGCAAGCTGGTTTATTTTGACCTTCAGTCTCTCTCCTTTCGACCTCGTATAGC